CACGCGAAAGGTTGATCGCGCTTTTGCTCGATGAATTTTGCAAGCAGGTCCGGCCAGTTGTCGCGGCGTGCTGGCATGGTCACATGTATGAGGTGGCCTCGGTCTCTCCGCCGCCCTCGCGCACCGGCGCCGCAAGCTTCGCGTTGCCCCAGTAAATTTGTTTTTCTTGGATCGCGGTGACGAACTCCAAGCCAAGATCGCCGGGGTGCAAATTTTCCTGCTCTTCCTGCGTGTAGCGCACCTCACGCGGCCGGCGAAAATCCACGAGCTTGTTTTCCGCGCTCATGATAATCGTCGCGTTCTGACCGTCATCGTTGACCGACATGACATCCATGCGGCCGGCGAAGATCGTGACGGGCGAGGAGACAATTGCGCCGGTCGCGTCGAGTGCGCCGAACAGCACGGAGCAGGCTTTCCCTTGGTAGTTCTCGGTGAGCGCAATCGATACGTAAGCGCTCGGAATTCCCGAGAGCTGGAAGTTGATTCCACGCGCCGAGAGGTCGGTCGTCTCTTCGACCGGCGAAATCGTCCCGAGTGTGCCGATGCCTTGATAAGTCACGCTGCCGACGGTAATCGTCCCGTAACCGCTCCAGAGCCGGACCGGAGTCGAGAACGAGAACGACGCGAGCAAGATCGGCGAGAGCTGCGACGCGCTGACCTCGGTGACCATGTTGGCCGAGAGCGACCGGCCGGCGGTGGTGATGCTCATGACTCGACGTCCTCCACGATGGCGAAGCCCACGCCGTAAATACTCGCCTCGCCGATTGACCATTCGGTGCTTGGCGATGCGAGGCGGAAGACGCCTTGAGCGCGAGCGGCGTTGCCGGTCCTGCCGTAGATGATCGAAGTGCCGCCGGCGTAGCTTTTGCGGAGAGCCGGGAAAACGTCCACGCTCGATGACGAGGTCGATTCGACGACCTTGTAAAGCGAGGTTGAGATTTGCAGCCAATCGCCAACGGCGAATTGCCCGCTCGCTCCGCTGATCCCGAGCGTGGTGCCGTTCGCGGTTGCGCTGGAAACGGCGAGGTTCCCGGTGACGCCGCCTCGGTTAAGCGGGTTGGCGTAGTCTTGAAAATAGAACGTGCCGCGCTGCGCCTTGAGCAGGAAGGCGACGATCTCCTCAGCGTCCGCACGCTTCATCGGCGGACAATCGACCGAGCCGAGCCACGCTTGGCCCGGCCAGTTGTATTGCTGGGTCTGCAACGTGAAGGGCGACGTGTTGCGCGAGGTCGCAGAAACGCCCGTAAACGACAAGCGCGAGAGGTTGAACGGACTCGGCGGCGTGAGTGGATAGGAGATGGCCATGACGATTAGGCGAAGGCTGCGCGGTATCCGCCGCCGCGTCGAACCATGTCGGGGATCTCGGCCTTTAGCCGGCGCCGTTCTTGTTCGAGGATCGGAGCGAGTTCGGCGCGAGAGACGCCGGCCGCGATGTTGTAATTGACCGTCACGCTGCCGCCGCCCGAACCGCTGCCGCCGCCCATCTTGTTGTTTGGAACGATGGTGCCCGACGCGTGCGGCACGAACAGCTCTGGGCCTTTTTCGCCGACGACGTAAGAGGAGCCTGCGCTCACCGGCCCGCCATCGGCCATGAAACCGGCAAAGCCTTTGCCTTGCAGAACTCCGGTAACTCCTGCCGCGAGGCGCTGCGTGACCATTTGCTGGAACACTAGCCGCACCAAATCACGGCCGAGCGCGCGGACGACCTCGCTGAGCTTTTGCCCGCTCAAGATCGCATCCTCGAAGCCTTGGGCGATCATGTTGCCGGCGTCGTTGCTCATTTGCGCGAGTTGAGACATTGCAGGAATCGTTTTGTTTGCCTCTTCGTTCACCATACTGAGGCGCGATGCCATATCCTCAACATCGCCTGATGTTGCTGCAAATGCTGCGCCGGCCTCTCCGGTAAGACGAATCATGGTCTCGTCATCTATGGTTTTTTTGGCGTGCAATAAATCGATGCGCTCCAGCGCAGCGACGTATTTTTCCATCGGAGTCATGACGGAATCACTTAAAGATTTGCCGAGCTCTCGGTTTGCCTTACTTTGAGCAAGAGTCGCCTGAGTTTGCTCAAAAGTTGCGTCAATCCTTTCGCGAGTTTTTTCGCTCGAAACCTCAAGACCGTCGATTTTCTTAACGCTCGAACTGTCCATAATATCACGAACCTCTTTCAAGTGTTTGAGTGCTTCGTCGTCTGATTTCTTTTGAATTTCTGAAGTATCTTCCTCGATCTCCCTCATCAAAATCCGGAGGCGGAGAAGAAGTTTCATGCGATCAGCCTCAAGTTCTACAATCTTTTGAGCCTCTTCCCTAGTTCCCGTTTGCACCACTGCTTGCGTTCCGCCTTCTAGTGGCACGACATGTTGCCTGACATTTTCGCGCATTTTCTCAATTTCCGCCATGTTTTTGATAATTTTATCCTGAGTATCCTTCAATTGATTCTCAGGGTTCATCATAGCGACAAGACCGGCTTGTAACATAGCCTCCGATTCTATTCTTCCTTCTCTTAAAATTCTGCGAACATCTCCTGCACGCGTAAACAGATCCGCAATTTTCGAAATCGCAGAGTCGATGACGCCGATCAGCGAAACACCAAGCGACGCCGCAAGCCCGGCTCCAATGGCACGCGGGTCGAAGGCTTTTTTCATGAAGCCCGACGCCGTTTGAGAGCTTTGCTGGAGCTTTGCTAGCGAGTTCTGCGCGCTCGCAAAAGCCTGCTTCGTCGCATCGACCGCCCGCAAAATAAATGTCGCCTCAGCCATGTTGTTTAAGTTTTCGGTTTTGGTGTTCGATGTAAGCGAGCCAGCCGTTCAGTTCCTGCGCTGGCATCGCGAGCACCTCGTGGGCAAATTTGTGCAGACGATCCGCGAGCGCGTAAACGGCGAGGAGGTCTGCCGCCTCCCCGCCGTAGATCAGTTTTTTAAGTCGTCCACCTTCGGACTGTCATCCGCGAGAATGGCGTTTGCGACGCGGCCGACGACGTTGCTGTCCGCCTTGTTCAGCAGGGTCGGCTTGTGCTCAATCGTGAACAGTTTCGCGCCGTGCTCGTCGGTGGCTTTCATGATGAGGATGTCCACGAGCAGCTCCATGTCGTTCTCCTTGCTGCGACGATAAAGCCGGTTCTTTTCCGAAAGCGTGACCGGCGTTGCGTGCACGACTAGCTTCCACTCCGGCACGTCGATTTTGCGCGTGCCGAGTGAGGCGAAGTGTTCTCTTACGAGGTCGATTGCGTCCATGTGCGTGTTGTGTGTTTTTCCTGCTAAATTAAGCCGTCAGGGTGCTCAGCGGACCGTTGCCCTCGAAGGCGATGGAGCCCTCGATAATGCCGTCGAATGAGGCTGAGACGTTAAACTGGGTGACGATGGCGGCGCCGGAATAGTAAACGTCGCCGGTGGATGCGCCCTCTGGGTAAAGGTTCAGCGTGACCGAGCTTCCGATGGTGATTAGGAGTTGGCCGGCATCGCCTTCGTCCCAGTAAAGGTCACCGCTGACCGAGAACGATTTCATGGACGCGAGCCGGGTGCGGTAGGTGTCGCCGAGGACGGAGTCCTCGACCGTGTCGGACGAGTGGGTAAGAGCGTAGTTCCTTAGCTCGCCAATCGTCGTGCTGGACAGTTTGATGAGGCCTTCTCGGCCGAGTTTTGTTGCCATAAAATTTTTTTAGTCGGTTGAAAAATAGATGCAGTTAAAGGTGTGCCGAGCCGAGCCGAAGCGCCGGTCTTCGTCTGGCTCGATCGTATATTCGACGCTCGTCAAATGCAGGTCTTGACACTGCCCGCCGAGCGTAACGTCCGCGAGCACCGCCGCCTCGACCGCTGCGCTGCCGGTGTCGAAAAGGTCATCGATCAGGTAGGTGCCGCTCTCGGCGATAAAGTAATCCACGACCAGCTGCAGCTGGCGGTATTGCGTGCGGTTGCTCGGCCCGAGCGTGCGCACCTCGATCTGCTCGCTGACCGCGTAAACGGCTGCGGCCGGAAAGCTGATGCTCGCAATCGTGTTGTTGCGCCCGCGCAGGATGTTCGCGGTCGGAACGACGAGAGCGCCGGTCAAGGCGTTGGCGGTGGCGTTGCGGATGTTTGTGCGGGTGCTCATGCTTCTTTTGGTATGACCATGCCGCCCTTTACTTTTGCGAATCCAAGATTCACGGCGCGGTTGGCGTTGAGTGCTCGGATCTTCGAGAGCGTGACCTTGTATCGAATTTTCAAAGCCGAATCCACTACGCGTTGCAGGTCTGGAATCTTGTTGCCGGTGGTCCGTGCGCTCACGAAAGGATTCTGCCCGAACTGCACTTGCGCGGTTCCGGCCTTTGCCATGTGCCGACGAATCCAAGCTGGCACGCGAACGCCGCACGCCATTGCAGCCGCAGCAAATCCAGCCTTCGCGAGACCGACCTTTTTTTGAGTGTATTTCAGATACGCGTCTGCCGCCTGATTAGAAATCCACATTTGATCCTGCACCTGCCAGCGACCGATTGCGCTGCGCGTGACTTGCTTCGGCCTTCCGCGCTCGTTTCTGTTCGCGTAGTGAAAGGCGCGCATCTGCGCGATGGATGCGCCCGGTTGCCAGAACTTGCGATAAATGCGGATTTTCTTCGAGCCCTCCCAGCCAAGGTTCACGCCCATCGTTTCATTCTGCCCGTCGCGTGGTGGAACTTCCGTTGAGTTTCCGATTCTTTGGAAGAGACCGATGCTTTTTTCCTTCGCCAGTTGTCGGCCTCCGAAGAGGTCGCCCAGAATTGCGTTCTCGCCCTGCTCCTTTGCGTTCGTGCTGAGTCCGCCCGCTTTGGTTTTCGTGATCGTTCCGCCGGTCACGATTGGGATCTGAGTCTGTGCACCTTTTGCCAGTTTGTCGCCAGTCGGCGGCGTGATGAGCATGATCGTCCTCGCGACGTAAGCGCCCTCCTGCTTGATGACCAGACCAAGATCGACCTTCGCAGCGTCGGCGAGTCTCGCGAGCGCATACTCCAGCTTCTTGGTGTCTGAGAAGATCGAAATCATATGACCTTAGCGACGCCCAGCTCACATCCCGCGCCCTCGGCGTCCAACGTCACGCGCTCAACGTAGTAGGTGATGCCGGCTCGGGAAAGGGTCTGCGTGACCTTCGGCGCTGCGCTCACGCTCGTCGTCAAAAGGAAGATTGTGAACTTGCTGTCGTCTCGGCGTTGGTCCTCGAAGTCGGCAAACGCATTGCTCGCCGCTGACCAGATGCCGGTGACCGCGGCGCCCTGATACGTAAACGAAATGCCCGCCTGCTCCAAGATCGCGGAGAAGTCGGAGTTTATCTGTGTCGGGTCGAAGTCTCGAACGGCGGCCATACAATTGCGCGAATCGTCAAACCGCGGGAAAGTGCTGTGCGTGCATCGCCGGACGGTTTGCTTTTAGCCACGGCTCGGCGTCGGCCTTGCACTTCGCCCCGTCGTTGCCGCAGGTCTGAGAGCCGACGTGATGCACGTAGGCCCGCGAGATGAAGTGCCGGCGCTTCATGTCCGCGCATTGCACGTCGTCGGAAAACCAGTTGATGGGCGGAAAATCGACCCACGCGTCGCGGTGAATCCACGCGCAAATCGGCGCGATGACCGGCGTCTCGACAATGCTGCGCTCTGACTCGAATCGCAGAAAGTCCAAGCGCCCGGTGCCGCAACGGATGTTCTGCGCGCCTCGTGCGTAGTCCGAGCGGGCTGCGACGTAGCCGACGTTATCGCAATGTTCTTTGATTAGTTGCACGTCCGCGAGAAGATCGCGCCACGTCGTCGGCGTGAAGACTATGTCATCGTTGCAGACGACGATCTGGTCGTGCTCCTTGAACGCGATCCCTGCCGCGTGGTTGTAGGCCTCGCCGAACGTCGCGCCGACGCCGTGGAAATAGTAGGTGCGGATCTCCCGCGGCACGTAGGCCTTCACCGACGCCTTGAGCACGTCGAGACACCTTGCGTTGGTCGTGCAGACGACGATGGCCGGCTCGGGAATCATGCCTTTTTTGCTCCCAGAATTTGCTCGATGTTCTCGGCGTCAATCAGCGTGCAGCCGCTCGCGAGGATGCGATCGTCCCAGCCGTGCGGCGCAACCATGCCATCCTCAGCGTTGACCTGAATCACGCCCGGCTCGGCTGCGCTCGGCTCGTCTACGTCGTGCAGGAACTGCTTCGCCATGCCCATCGTCTCGGCGTCGTCGGCGCGCACAAGGAAGCGGTGCTCGATGCGCTCCGGCTGCGCCGCCGTCGAGAGCCAAGCGTCGCGGAAGGCGACCGATTTGGTCGAGTTCCCCAGCGTCTTTTGCGTGAGCCGGATCTTCGGCTGGGTGTGCTTGTGAAACACGAGCTGCATCGCCGCGGCGTCGTCCAGTTGGCCCGCGAGACGGAACGCACGCGCCGCGAGGTCGTGGCCGGCCCAGCCATACCACTTGACCTCGTGCGTCCACGGCCGGTCCTTCTCGGTAGGCTCGGGAAGGCTCAGCATCCGCGACGCCCAGAAGCTCGCGCGCTTCCCGTCGTTGCGCTCGAACGCCAAGAGGATGACCGACGCGATTGCCTCGCGGCACCAAGGAAAAACACCGTGCGCCGACATTGCGAACTGCATCGCCTCTCGCCGAGAAGCCACGAGCCGCGCAAGGTTGAGCCCAACCTCGTAGCGGAACGAATCGTCGAGGTTCGGGAAGCTGAGAGCGATGCGTCCGAACTGCTCGGCTGCCGTCTTGTTGCCGGCGCAATAATGCTCTTGGTGAATATAAAAATATTGGGTGGCGGACTCGGCCACGCTGCGCCCGAGGATCGCGAGGTTGCGCTTGCGATTGTCCTGCTTGATCGCAATCGGCTGATGATGCCAGACCGGCGTCGCCCAATCGAAATGCCGGTCGTTCGGCAGCAGGAGCAGGTTCTCGTGAACGTCGTGATGCCAGATGCGCCCGCTCGCAAATGCGCTGCGCCGCACGATCCGCTCCCGGTGAAGCTTCTTCCCGGTGCCGCGCACGTCGTAAGGGCAACGGACCATGAGCACGTCGTCCGATAGCTCGGCGAGCCTGTCCCGCAGCTTCTCAGCCTCCGCAATCACGTCGTCGCAGTCGGCCCAAATCAGCCAGTCGCCGCACGCCTGCGCGAACGCTTGGTTGCGTGCGCGGGCGAACGAATCGACGTGCTTCCATGCCTGCGCCGTCGCGCCGTTCTTGTATTCGCTGAACACGAATCCGACCGAGTGCTGCAAGCACCAGTCGCGGACGATCTGCTCGGTCGCGTCCGGTTCCTGCGAGCCGATGGCGCGAACGAGTGAAACCTCGTCAATTACGCCGTCAAAGCTGTCGAGCATCGCGCCGATTTGCGCCGCTTCGTTTCCCGTAATTACGCAGAGGGAGAGTATCATGGTCGTTGTGTTGTGCGCGTCAGGTCTTGCTGATCGCTCGGACCGGTCAAAACAAAAAGCCCCACGCCGTGAAGCGTGAGGCTGTTGTGAAACCTAATTCCGGTTAAGCGTATTGGGTAGCGATGAGCTGACCAGCGTTCGAGTTCACGATCTTCTCGGCGGTGTATTGCGAAGCGCGAACAATGTTCGACTTGATCTTCTCTTCGCGGTAGGTCGAGACGCCGATGGCCGGACCGTATTCGGACCAGTTCAGCGTGAAGCCTGCGCCGCCACCGAAGTAACCGGCTCCTGCCTGCGTGACCGAGCCCACCCAAATATAGGTGTTGGCCCAGACGTTTGCGGCGGAGAAGGCGATGCCCTCGGGTGCGCTGTCGTAGGAGGCACGGCCAATCAAAACCTCAGAAACACCGAATACCTCAGCGGCTGCTTGGGTGCTGGCGTTCAAGATCGTGTCGGACGAAAGACCCGTGCCCCGTAAACGATTTTGGAACTTGCTGCTTGCGCGGA